TGATTACCAAATGTAACTTCATATTGTTTTTGCCATTCTTCTCTAAGCTCACCTATGTATTGAACTACTAATGGAAATAATTTTGGATTCTGTAATTTACTAGCTGCTTGCCTTGCTGAGTCTTCTGCATAACCTGCTTCAATAGCACAAGCTGTAGCAGTTTTTCTACCTTGATCTGATATTAATAAATTAGCAAATCTTATTTGCTGTTCAGTTAATCTTTTAGGAATTCCCATTATAATTTTTTACCACCTTCAATAACTTCAAATTTAATAGGGGGTGTCCAACCATTTAATACATCTTCAACATATGCTTTGTAAGATTTAAATTCTTCTTCGGTCATATTTACCCTCATATTGTTAATTATATCCATAGTTAATAAACAAGGAATTTGAGTTTTATCCACTGCAAAAAGAGGAAAATTATTTTCCATCATAATCACTTGTTCATCATATTTGTCTAAAAATAAATTACGACATCCATGAAAATAATCTTGAATAATTTTTTTTTCGTTTGAAGTATTTTCTTTATTTTGTTTTATTGGTAGTCCCATTATAATTTTTCCTTAATTGAATCTAAATAATCCTGGTTGTCTTCATTCTCATTTTTTCTTTTAATGTCATTAAAACCAGTTTTCTTTTTACCAAAAATCTCATTCCAACGTTGTGAATAAACGTTATTACTTGGCCTTGATTTACCGTCCCATTGTCTAGCTTTATCTTTAGTCATTATGTCGCATTTGTAAGTATTGATTATTTAACACAACAATGTATACATTGCAACAGTAGTTAGGTTAAAAAACATTAACAAATGTATTCTGGTTTACCTAATTACCTTTTTGTTTTGTGGTTAAACATATCTGGCGTCGGCTTACGAAACCCCTGAGTACACTCATTGGGGTAGATACTGGGCGCCGGATTTAAGATAAAAGTTATGAATGGAAGATTATTAAGACAAGTCTTGGACAAGATGATGAAAGGCAATTTGAGCACCGGTAATGCTAGGGTTCAAGTTTGTTTGCCTGATGGACAATATTATGACATTACATCTTTACAACTCATGGAAAATAAACTATTAGGTGTTAGAGAGTCACACCGACTAGTATTTACAGTTAAAGCTGAGACATGGAATATGGGTAAAGTTTTGAAGAAAATAGGCTAGCCTGTTAACTTAAAAATAACGTGAAACCTGAGACTAAATTCTATGCAAAAGTTAAGAAAAATATTACAACTATATCCTGGATTAGGATTGAAAACCTTAGCGTTCCTGGTACTCCCGATCTATTGGGCTATAATAATTCTGGCGTCTTTTTCACTGTTGAGCTGAAATATACAAAAACAAACAAGGTTACCTTCTCCCCACACCAAATAGCGTTCCATGTGAAACATCCTGAGAACACTTTTATCCTAGTAGAGGATGCCTTAAGCCGGACTCCAAAACTTTATGAGGGCAAAGAGATCCGGAACCTGGTAGCCGGAGGCCTGAAGCTTGCACCAATGCTTCAGGGATTCTCATCAATAAAAAATTTTTTAAATAATCTTTAGAGCTTGTTGCTTGAATCCGGAATCCGGGGGCTTGTGGCTTCATGTCAATGCGTCATATCGCCCTGCGTCAATTTGCCGCAGCTTGAGGCTTGCAGCTTGAGGCTACCCAGCTTGTGGCTTTTTGTCCCTGCGACAATTTGTCGCACCAGCTGGATCAAAAAAATCCGGGGCCATTGGCCCCGGATCCCGGATAAACTTAAAGAAAATTAGATTTATCAATTTCTTCATTGATATCTATCATTTCAAATCTACGGGCAAATCTCTCACCCTTTTTATCAAAATGCCACTCTCGCATTGTACCTCTTGTATTTTCTCCATACTCTTCAGCTATATCCAAAAAAGCTGAACCAAGTTTAGTTCGAGCTAATCTTCTTAGTCCTCTTCTGTCCCTGGAAGCCACGAGACTAAAAATAGTCTCTATGGCTTCTAAAGCTTTTTTTTCTTTCTCATATTCGAAAGTCATATCGTTTATTAATTTTATAATATCCATAAAATTAAAAAGGTGCTTTCTCTTTTTCATTGGTATCTTTCCAATGTTTGAATGCTGCCTGTTCGTCCTTCTCAGCCTGTTCTTCTCTTTGAAGAGCTTCAAAGATTGCTGCTTCGATCCCTTTGATCTCTGCCCAAGTATCTACCAGCTGTAGTCTTCGGATGATCCCCATCTTTAGGTGGTCGTTGTAATAACGGTCCAGGTCTTTTTTTCTGTCTGTTCGCATCATTTTTTTATCCTTTTGTTGATTTGTTAAAAAAACATATTCGCACGAATAAAATTTTTTCTAAAGAAGCAGATTGCCGCACCCGGATGCCGGGCTCCTGCGTCAATTTAGTCGTCAACATGACAGATTGACCCTGCGACAATTCGCCGCAGCTTGTTGCTTTTTTTCATGTGACAAATTGTCATGCGACAATTTGCCGCAGCTTGCTGCTTCATTTTGACGCAGCCCTGCGGGCTGCGTAATCGGAACCTTTGTACCTTGAAGCTTGTAGCTTTTTGTTAAAGCTTGCTTGTGGCTTTTTTTTAAAGTTGGCTTGTGGCTTGTAGCCGTTGTCCTGGCACCAGGTCTCATGTATTTTTAGAGCAGCTGGGCTGAGTCTTTCATCAAATAGAAAATAATCTATCAGTTCGTATTTTTTTTTATTTTTCATTTAGTGCTTTCCATAACTTACGTTTTTAATATCCTTGTTCCAGCAAGCACGGCAATCTAAACATTTATTGCCCTGAGTCCCTGACGGACAAGTTGGTTTTCCATCTGTAACTACTGTTGAAGTATGAGGCCAGGCCTTAGGCGCAGCGCCGTCTACTTTAGCCCCGGACAATCTAATAATTAAATTGTCCGGGATCTCTTCAGGGTTAACAGCTAGGATATACTGACGCTCTTGCGTCGGTAACCAGTGTTTTGTGTTTGGTGTACGTTTACAAACATCAAAAATTTTTCTTAAATGATCCACGCTTTGAAGGTCCCCGGCATCGTGCCACCTGAACCATTCTTGTTTTTGGATCTGGATAGCCATCGCTTCGACCCATAAAGGGTTTTCAATTGCATCTAGTCTTCTATACTGAGCTGCTTTAATTGCAGGGTATCTAATATAGTTATTTTTGAATGCATAGCATCCAAAGCATGGGGAGGTTGGAATCTTTCTAAGTTTGGCCCCGGTTTGACAAGCCCATGCGGGCAAGCTGTAGCTCTTTCCTGGCATCTTTGACGTTCTAGTCAATGAGTCTGTAATCTTTGCTGCTTCTTTTATTAACATAATTATATCCCTTTCTGTTTTCTGTATACTTACACATCTTAAAACAAATTAAAACTGTACATATTGCCGCAGGCGCCAAGCTTGCGGCTTGGCGCTTGAAGCTTGAGGCTAGCCTCAATAATGATTTAACGAATGTCCATTGCATTCAACCGCCTATTTTAACTGTCGCAGTTAACAGTTGATCAGCCTCAACGCTCATGTCATGCCCTGGATTTACAGCTTAGGTTTACAACTCCTTAACAGCATGACCATAGTAAACTACCGATCCCAGAACAGTAGTAGTGAGGGTGGCAAACTACCCAGACCATCTCACTAATACGTTTAGTTAGACGCCTACTGTTCAGGGATCAGTACCCATGCATTGAGACGAACTAAGCGTCTATTCCCACGGGTAGATCCGTACTTGCTTTTTCCGGTGCAAGTCCCGTGATCACTTGAGTTTATATCGCCGTAGTGACCGAAAGGGCGAAAACGTTCCAGGGGAATTTTTAGGGTATCCCCTGGATCTAATTATTTATTTCACCTAAACAGAATAAATAACATAAAACAATATTAACATAATTGATTTTTAATTCCACGTGCAAACTGTCGCAGCCTGAGGCTTGAAGCTTGAAGCTCAAAATCATGTCAACATGACAAATTGTCCTGCGTCAATTTGTCGCACCCTGGAAAAATGCCATGTGACAATTTGGACAATGGTTTTTTTTTACAGATAAAATAAAATGCAAACTGTTTAACAATTAACAAAAAGGATAATACAATGAAACCAATACGAAGCAATGAGTTAGAGTTTTTCAAAGAAATGATTAGAGAAAAATTCTATGATAAAAAAGAAACGTTAAGAACTTATATAACAAGTGAAGCCCAAAAACTAAGCGATAAGAAACAACCTTTTATGGCTAAGCAATGTGGTGTTGAAGCTGAACTCAAGAAACTAAAAGTAGTTGATGAGAAATATAGAGAGTTCAAACAAACAAAGCAACTTCAAGAACAAAAATTACTTGAAGCAGTTGAGGAAGTGGGTAGAACTTTAAGTGCCAAACTTCAACGAATGGCCAAAGCTAGAGATTGGGATAAAGATTTTTCCAACTTTAGTCCAAGAATGGAAGGTGACAGTGTTGATTATTTTGTCAATAAATTAAATGATTGCTGTTATGATGAGGCCTATAAACAGGTCAAATCAAATCATACAGTATATAATCAATTAAATAATATGAAGTCCGAATGTGAAATTATTTTGCATACAGGAAGCGACATCAATTCAGTTGTGACTACTTTAAAAGGTGCCATGAAAAAAGCTGATATTGAATTACCTGTACCAAGTAATTTATTGCAGTTAGCTATAAAATAGACTGCGTCAATTTGTGCAGTGGCTTTAATTAGCCACTGTGCTAATATAGATTTAATTAACAGAAAGGAAAAAATGGCTGAACAAAATGAAATGCACTTTGAAGTACAAGATAATAATAAAGCTAAAGCATATGAGGAACAGAAAGCAATGCGCCAGGAATTAATTGAATGGGTTAAGACTTGCGATCAATGGCATATGGGTGAATTGTTTTCCGAAATGCGTAGAATGAAACGTAGTTGGGATGGCGAAAAATAACCTGCGACAATATTGACAATGGCACTAATGTGCCATTGTGCTATTATTCTTTTATTAACAATTAACAGAAAGATATAATATGACAATGATAGTACCAGGAACAAAAATCGCTGATACAGTTTTAGACAGTGGTTATACTTTCCAACAAGAGTTATTACTTCAA